TTGTTTCCAACCACCAGCTCCTCCGCCTGTTCCGTTAGTGCCAGGGGATTGTGCTGCTCCACCACCTGATCCTCCAGGTGATCCATTACTAAATTGACTTCCGTGTCCGCCTCCGGCTCCTCCACCAGCATAACCTACGGGAGATCCAGTTATTGAATTACTAGATCCAGCTCCACCATTTCCACCATTATTTCCGGCAGGGTTGCCGGCTCCGCCAGCTCCACCTCCGCCTCCGCCTTGGTTTCTAGGGTCTCCACCTCCGCCAGCATTACCTTCTGATGGTGTAAAACCTCCTGCGTTTCCCGTTCCGCCTGATCCAGTGTGTCGGCCTCCGCCTCCACTTCCCCCTGGATTACCAGACGTGGGACTATCCGCTCCACCAAAACCGCCTCCTGTAGAAGTTTTATCACCAGCAATAGAATTATTACCAGCAGAAAGACTTCCTCCAGTTCCAACTGTTATAGGTGCACCAGATTCAATTTCAATTTCTGTTCCACCAGGAAAAGAGGTTCTAAATCCTCCAGCTCCTCCGCCTCCGATTCCGCCACTCGGGTTGGCTCCATTTGCTCCTCCACCAGCAACAACTAAATATTGAAAGTTTGCTACTTTCTTTTGAGCACCAGAACCAAATCCTAAGATTTGATATCCAAAAGATTTACCTTTTCTGTTTTGAATATTACTTGTGCTTTTGCCAACCGTTAACGGTTCTAAGTTTCTATCTCTATATTTCATATTCTATGCCTCTTATACGTCGTTAGCCGCATCAGTAGTAAAGAATAATTTAACACCTAATAATTTAGCATCGGCATCTAAATCATCTGCTGATACATCTCTTGTTATTTGAAAAAATACTTCTTCATCTGTGCTAGGTGAACCCGCTATTGTTACTGCTCCACTTTCTGCCGTAACATCTAAATCATTAGCTGTACCACTGTGTGCTTTTGCTGTTGGTGCAACTGCAGTTCCAAATGCAGTGTTAATACTATCATTGTCTGCAATAGCAACACCTGCTAACGCCCAAGAAACAGTACCTGTGTCTGTAGAATCAGCTGTAAAATAAGCTTGAAAAGTTACTGTGCCTTCGTTCCATGATTTTGGAAAGGCAACAGCAAATTGTGCGTTTTCATCAGAAGTTTTATCAAAATCTAAAGTTTTAATTTCAGGGCCATTTGATAATTCTACTTGTGCTAAGTCTGCACAACCGTTTGTAGTATTTGGATACATAGCAGATGCTGGAACCCATATAGTTTCTTTACCTGCAATTTTAATAGCTGCTGTGTTATCTCCTCCATCAACAGCTTGTGCTACTCCAGTTCCATTTGGAGCAATAACTATGTTTCCATTTGCACCATCAGTAATTGTGATCGTACCAGAGTTAGTTCCTGAATTAGTATCTAAAACTAAATTATAAGCACCACTTGTTGTTAAAGTTGCATCTGCTCCGCCACTTCCAATTATAGTTTCTCCCGAACCTTTTGGTTTAATGTGAACACCAACATTAGTTTCCCCACTCGCACCTAAGATTGGAGGATTCCCAGTTGCAGCATTAGTTACCTCTAACTCATTTACTGCTGATGATGTTGTTTGAAATATAATTTGCTCATTACCATTTGCATCTGCAATAAAACCTGCATCTGCAATTTTTGGAGCTGTTAAAGTTTTGTTTGTTAAAGTATCTGTAGAAGATGCTGTTATAAATCCACAATCGTCTATGTCAGGATTTGTTCCATCATTAGCTGTTGCATAAACTAATTTTACTGCAGATGGACCAACAGTTACACTGTCTCCTGAACCTGATACATATTTAAATACTACGTTTTGTGATCCACTTGTTGAATTTTTTAAAATATAAAATTGTTGAACATCAATAGGAATAGTTACATTTCTAGCTCCTGTTAAAGAACCTGTAAATTCTATAACTCTGTGAGATAGAGTTGCACCAGTAGAACCATCAGACACAGAAAGATCTGTATCTCCAGAATCAGAAACTGCTTGAGTTGTAAAACCACCAGAAATTTGTTCAATAATTTGTAAGTTAGTATTAGTTTTAGTCCCCCATGTACCGGCGTTTTCACCAGTTGCTTGAAGTTCTACCCCTAAAGGTGTGTATGTTGATGCCATAATTTTTTATCTCCTATACAGAAAATTTTACGCTGCTTTTCCTGTTACGTCTGTATAACTTGTATTAGAACCTGTGTCAATAGCTTGATATGCTTGAATTCCAAAACCATCCGCAGTTCCAAATGAAGCAACAGAACTAGTTGTTTGAACTCCTGTTAAACCCATTACATCTGCAGGTGTTATTGCTCCTACGGCTGACGTAGAGGCCACTCCAGTTAATCCTACACTCATTTGATCAGGAGTTATTGATCCTACAGATAACGTGGCTCCTACGCCCGTTATTGGTATAAATTCTACGATACCTCCTATTAGTTCACCAACTCCTGATGTTATAGAAACTCCTGTTAATGATGCTACAGAAGTTAAATCAAATGTTACTGAATCTACTGCAGAAGTTATTACTTGACTAGATAGTCCTACAGTCATGTCATCTGGATCTATTGATCCAACAGAAGAAACCGTAGCAACTCCTGATAGCGAAACTGTTGGTGATAATATAATTGTTGTTGAACCAACTGAAGATGTTGAAGAGACTCCTGTTAAACCTACGACATCAGCAGGGTTAAGTGTAAACATTCCCCAACCGTTATCTCCGTAAGATGCATTACTCCAACCATTAGCACCTAAATTTGATACGATTGCATCAGGTGCAGTTATTTCTACAGTTAAACCAGAGAAACCCCAACTTTCAAAATTCCAAGTGTCTCTACCCCAACCTTGTTCTGGAAATGCAGTTATGGATCCAACAGAAGAAGTTATTGCAAATCCACTTACAGCTACAACAGGACTAAAACTTTCGCTCCACGGTTCATTGCCCCACTCAGCTCTACCCCAACCTTGTTCAGAAGATGCAACTACTGTACCTAAAGATGAAGTTATAGATTGACCTGTTAATTGTGCTACTTCGTCAGTGGCTTGACCCCATGATCCACCTGTATTCCATGCATCAACACCCCAACCACTTGTAAAAGCTTCAGTTGTACCCCAACGACCTGTGCTCCAGGTTGTGCCTGATTGGTTCCAAGTATTGGCCATAAGGAGGACCTCCTTATGCTAATCGTATGATTGCGTTAGTTGCGTCCGCTGTAGGAAATTGAATTGTGAAAGTTCCACTAGATACAGTTTTGTCACCACCGAATGCGATAACAGCACATGCCGGATCACCAGAAGCTGAATCATTATAAATTAAAGCACCGTTTGCTGTGAAAGATGCACTTGTGTAACTTACGTCGTTAAAATCACAAACAGCTGTTGTACTATCTGATGTAGGAGTTACGCTTGTAAGTGTTGCTCCACCTGATGTGTACGCAGTTCCAGATGAATTAGTAATTTCGTTTGATGTTGAAAAAGCAGTTGTCCCAGCTCCTAAACTAGCTGAACTAGTGTATAAAGCTATCTTAAAAGTATTTCCTGTTGTTGCTGTAAAATCGTGAACTCCTTTTAAAAGTTCTACTTTGAAACTTGTACAAATTGCCGATGTTATTGCCATAATTTTTCTCCTATGGGTTTGCCGAGGTTACTGGAATACGAACTTGCTCGTTAGCAAACTTTTGTACCTCTTGTTTATACTTATTTTCGTAAAGTGTCAACATATCAATTGGACCTTTTAGAAACCCATATACCTCCGATAGACAGCAATATAATAGACCATTTGGAAAGTTTAAGCTTATATAATTAGTGTCATCGTTTTCTAATAATGCAGGTGCTGCGTTGTAGTGAACTCTAAATTTGTATGTTGTATCAGGAACAGGAGCAAACATCATTCTTCCAGATGTAGTGTCAGACTCACCAGTGGCTCCACCAAACATGGCATAATATTTAGGTTGTCCTCTTTTAGCTGATTCTGTTGAAGATATATATTCTTGAAGATATGTAATATCTTTTTTTTCTAACCAAACATTGGCTCCTGTTGTAGCTGATGTTGAATCGTATACTTGTATACCTCTAATAAAGACAGCACCCGCTGGAGCGTTAATCGTTTCTTGTCCTGTTACTAAGTTACCTGATTGTTGTTTTCTATCTGCATCAATTGGAACATCTCTAAAAATTCTATATTGTGCATTTAAAATAATATTTTCTAAAACAGAATCTGATAAAACAGTAGAATCTGTTTCCGTATAACTTCTA